TCTATGACTTTTTTATGCGTACTGAATTGAATAGAGATTCACCATTGAGGGTGATGATTGAGGTTGGGAGGTAAGTTGTGGCAGGACGATATCCAACAGGCTCAGTCTCGCAACATCCAGCTTATGATAAGGGTGTTGAAGCTGACGCCAACAACGAACAAAAGCACGTCGAGCTTTCGGGACAGTTACGACCGCGAGGTATGACCGCCCCAGAAAAACGCGTATGGGACCGCATCGCGCCCGAGCTAAGCAGGGCAGGTAGGTTGCGATCACTCTTTGTCGATTTCCTTCGCGAATATTGCATAGTTAAAGTTGCTATTGACGAAACGCGAGCACATTTAAATGATGTTGGAGTTGGTTGGACCTACAAAACTACAGGCCGTCACGGGGCGCAATTAAAAAGCCGCCCGGAAGTCGCTCAATATAACGACGACTGGCGAAAGTGGAACAGCCTGGTTGGCCAGCTTGGTTTGTCGCCCGCCACAGAATTGCGTTTTAACGACAAACAGGGCGACCTGTTTAGTAATCCGTTTGATGAAGTCTGACGAATGGAGAACTCAGGAGGACATAGACACCCTCGCGCAGATTAAATCCTACTGCGACGACGTACTATCGGGCGAAAAACCTGCCTGCAAATGGGAGCGCCTTGCAGTCCAGCGTCATGTCGATGATCTCGACTGGCAGGCTACAGAGGTATACCCCTACACATTCGATGAGCAACTAGCTTGTCGAGCTGTGCGATTTATTCAGCGGCTACCTCATACCAAAGGCCACTTTGCTGCAGCCAAAGGCTTAGCCCGGCGCATATACCTTGAGCCCTGGCAAAAATTTATCATCGCCAATCTATTTGGCTGGATTCATCCAGATACACGGCTGCGAAAATACCGCATCGCTTATATTTGCGTACCCCGCAAAAATGGCAAATCAATATTGGCCGCAGGCATAGGGCTCTACATGCTCATGTGCGATGGTGAGTACGGGGCGGAGGTTTATTGTGGAGCCACCACAGAGAAGCAAGCCTGGGAAGTATTCAGGCCCGCCCGAGAAATGGTCCGCAAATCTCCAGGCATCGGTAAACGATTCGGTGTTAGCGTTCACGCGAAGCGGCTCGAATGCGACACAAATACGCACAACCGAGAAGCTGACGGCAGTCGATTCGAACCCGTTATAGGCAAGCCTGGAGACGGAGCCAGCCCCAGCTGCGCCATCCTCGACGAAGTACACGAACACGACGACGACGACCTCTACGACACCATGCTCACAGGTATGGGCGCGCGGTTACAGGCGTTAATGCTGCTAATCACCACAGCAGGTTCCAACACCGCAGGCCCGTGTTACTCCCAGCAGCAAGATCTCGAAGCGGTACTTGAAGGTACGCGCGAAAATAACGAACTGTTTGGCATTATCTACACCATAGACAAAGACGACGACTGGCGAACAGAACAATCACTGATAAAAGCTAATCCAAATTACGGCGTATCGGTTGGCCCCGATTTTTTAAAAGCTAGAATTCGCGACGCAATGAACAGCGCACGAAAACAGAACATCATCAAAACCAAGCATTTGGATATCTGGGTAACAGCCAAAGAAGCCTGGCTCAACATGGAAGACTGGAACAAACAGGCAGACACCAACCTCGTGCTGGAAGATTTTGAAGGCGAAAACGCCACGCTTGGCTTAGACCTATCAACCACCGACGACCTTACCGCAGCCGTTAAATGTTTCCGGCGCGAAGTTAATGGCGACGACCACTATTACCTGTTCGGGCGCTACTACTGCACCGAGAAAAAAGTTAACGAAAACCCACATTATCAAGAATGGGTTTACAACGGCCACCTAACCCAGAGTGATGGCGAGCGTATTGACTATAACCAGATCGAAGAACACGTCGAGCAAGACGCCGCGCAGTTCGTTATTAACGAATGCTATTACGACCGTCATGGCGCTGAGCACCTTGCTCAAAATATAGAAGCCGATTACGAGATTGAAGCAGTAGAAGTCGCCCAAACCTACAGCAACTTCAGTGCGCCGATGCGTGATTTTGAAGGCTTACTTCAAGACGGCAGAGTCCACCATGACGGCAACCCTTGCCTCGCCTGGATGATGGGTAACGTAGTGGCTAAAGCCACTCAGGACGGCAAGATGACCCGACCCGTAAAAGAAAGCCGCGCCAACAAAATCGATGGTGCCGTCGCAGCCTTAATGGCCTTTTTGAAGGTTTATTCAATCGATGAAGATGACGGCTCAGACCAAACATTTGTGGAAATATAATGGCAAAAAAACACCATCTCGACAGTGACTGGGCACCGCTGGCAGATCGTGACGAGCCATTGCCGCCGCCAGCGCCTGCTATAGCAGCGGAAACCCCCGCAGTGCGCAATGACGCCACAGATATTCAACTGTCCGATATAGACGAATTAAGCGCAGCGCTAGGTGTCGTTAACTCAATGGCTGGCCCAGTGGTCAACAGCCGCACAGCCATGCGCCTGGCAATTGTCTACGCCTGCACGCGCCTAATATCCGGCGCGATCGCGAGCATGCCGCTGCCCGTTTATACCAATACCGCCCAGGGTCGCGAGAAAAACACAATCCATCCAACATCGGCCCTGTTAAACATGCAGCCGACGCCCTTAATGAGCGCCGCGATGTTCTGGGAGACCACCACCGCCGCGATGCTGTTGGAGGGCGACGGCTTTGCCGTCATCGTGCGGGACGGCTTTGGCCAGCCCATCGAGTTTTTGCCTGTGTCGCCCACAGCCGTTCAGGTAGAAAAACGCAGCGGTAGGCTTGTTTATTTTATTCAGATGGATGATGGCTGGCGTGGTTTTGACCAGGACGACATTCTCCACTTCGCTGGCTTTGGTTTTAACGGTACCCGCAGCCTTTCTGTAGTTAAAGTCGCAGCGGTGAATTCCGTTGGCCTCGCCATGGCGATGGAGCAATTCAGCGCCGACTTTTTCAAAAACGGTGCCCATCAAGATGTCGCAGTGATCAAAGAAGGCCGCTGGGACTCCGGCGACCAGGAAGCATTCCGCGAAGCATGGGCGCGCACCTATGGCGGCATCAATAACAAACGCAAACCCCTGACTATCGGCAAAGGCTTAGACATCAAACAGCTGTCAGTGAATGCAGAAGACAGCCAATTATTAGAAAGCCGTAAATTTCAGATTGTCGACATCGCCCGCGCCTTTGGCCTGCCATCTTTTATGGTTAATGAGACCGAAAAATCCACCAGTTGGGGCAGCGGTATCGCCGAGATCGGCCTCGCGTTCATCCGCTACACACTACAGCCGCACCTGGTGCGTTTCGAGCAAGAGTTAAATCGTAAATTATTTATTCGCACCAAGCACTTTGTTGAATTTAACACCGCAGGCCTTATGCGGGGCACGCTCAAAGAGCGTAACGAAGCCTATAAGTCAGCACTCGGCGGCTCAAACGTGCCGGGCTATATGGCGATTAATGAAGTCAGACGCTTAGAGAACCTGCCCCCAATGGATAACACCATCTACAACGAGCCATACGACCCCCGGCTCGTACCCAAAACACCTCAAAAAGAGGCCACCGAAGCATGAAAAACATTCAGAAACTGTTGCAACTCATCGTAGAAAACCGCGACCGTGAAAAACAACTCCGCGCAGAACAGACAGCCACCGGTAATGTTGTTTGGTTGTATGACATTATCGATTCATGGTTTGGCGTATCTGCGCTGGATGTCGGCAAAGCTATCGAGAACTTTGGCGGTGCTGATTTTGATCTTTACCTCAACAGCCCAGGCGGTGACGTGTTCGAAGGCCGAGCTATTCAAACCTTGCTGCGCAGGCACCCCGGCAATGTCACCGTACATATTGACGGTCTGGCCGCCAGCGCTGCCACCACCGTAGCCCTGGGAGGGAACAAACGAATTATCGCAGATGGCGCATTTTTCATGGTCCACAACAGCTGGACGCTGGGATTGGGTGATCGTAATGACCTGCGCAAAACCGCCGACCTGTTAGAACAAGCAGACGATGCCATTGGCTCAGACTACGCTGCAGCCACCGGTGAAGAACGCAGCGTGATTACCCAGTGGATGGATGACGAAAGTTGGTTTAACGCTGCGCGCTCAGTAGAGCTGGGTTTTGCTGATGAAATATTCAGTGGCGACGACAGTAAGGCAGCGCAAAACCGCGCCGCCTGGAATTTGAGCGCCTACCACAACGTACCCAAAGACATAGCCGCGCCGCCCGAGCCGCAGTTTTCAAGCCGCGAAAAGCTTGGTCGTTACGTCGATATGATCGAAAGAATTGGATAGCGCCCCGCGCGCCAATAACCCGGTATTCGCCGGGTTTTTTTATACCTAAAATCAGGAGAACCACCATGGCAAAGTCCATTCAAGCGCTGCGGGAAGAACGTATTGATCTCGCAAAAAACCTCAGACAGCACTACGACGCGTATGACGCAGAAGACAAAACCTGGGATAACGACGCCCAGGAGAAATACGACGGATTAAAAAATGCCATTGAAAAACTCGATGAGCAAATCACCCGCGCACAAGACGTGCTTGATATTGAAGCCTCCCAAATTGCCGCCGTACATGCGGAGGCCAAAAAGAAAGGTATTTCCGTCGACGAAGCTAATCACAATCGTGGCCAGCGCAACTCCGCTGTTAAATTGTTCCTGCTCGGTGGTATGTCGGCGCTGAACGACGAGCAACGGCAGATAGCCGCGCAAGCGGGCTCTATTTTTAACGGTGGCATTCATAACGCCATGAGCACCGGCACGGGTTCAGAAGGGGGTTACACCACCCAGAACGAATTCGCTTCCCAGTTGGTCGAAGCCTTAAAAACCTTTGGTGGTATGCGTCAGGTCAGTAACGTGATTCGCACAGCGACCGGTTCTCAAATGGACTGGCCAACAACCGATGCCACGGCAGAGGAAGGTGAAATCGTCGGCGAGAACGCTGCGGTCAGTGTTGGCGAGACCACCTTTGGGACGTTGGCGCACACTGTTTTTAAATACAGCTCAAAATCTATTGCGCTGCCTTTCGAGTTATTGCAGGACAGCGAAATCGACATCGAAAGCCACATGACGGGCTTGCTCCAAGCCCGCTTAGGGCGTATCACCAACAAACATTTCACCGTCGGCACAGGTACTGGCCAGCCCTTTGGGATTATCCCTGAGGCGGCCACCGGAAAAGTCGGCGCGGGCGGCCAGACAACCAACGTTATTTTTGACGACCTGGTGGATCTTGAGCACAGTGTTGACCCCGCTTATCGCGCCATGGGCGCTGGTTTCATGTTTAACGACCTGACCCTTGCGGAACTCAAAAAACTCAAAGATGGCCAGAGCCGTCCGCTTTGGTTGCCGGGTATTGTCTCTGGTGAGCCAGACACCATCCTCAACCGCCCTTACGTGATTAATCAGGATATGGCTGTGATGGGAGTTAGCGCTAAATCCATCGCCTTTGGTGACTTCTCCAAATACGTGATCCGCGATGTCATGGCTGTGCAGTTATTCCGTATGACCGACAGCAAATACACCGAGAAGGGGCAGGTGGGTTTTGTTGCTTTTATGCGCTCAGGTGGTCGTTTGATCGATGTTGGTGGTGCAGTGAAGGTCTACCAAAACGCAGCGGCGTAAACGTTTAACGACACAGCAATAGCGGCAGGGATTTTGTTAATACGGGGTGGCGCTGCTGCCCCGTATTTTATTTGTCGCATTTTGATAGCAAATTTGGAGATACAGCATGGCGAATAAAACGGTACGAATCCTGCGTAACCTTCCGCTAGAAGGTGTTATTTATCGGGCTAATGACCTGGTCACGTTTACCGAGAAAGAACTCGAAAGGATTGACCAAACCGCTTATGACGCCGGAAAAGAAGCGGTCGATTACTGCAAAGGCGAAGGGGCAAAGCCGGTTAGATTGGGCAAAGACCCTCGCGCCAAAGTAGCAAAAGCCCCAGCCGCAGACGTAGAAGGCGGTAACGACGGCGAAGGCGAAATCTCAGACTAAGCGGTACAGCAACCCATGCACCTAACCCTAAAAACCCCGCCCGTCTTTGAGCCGATCACGCTCCTTGATTTAAAGGCGCACACCATTGTTTCTCACGACGAAGATGACGACTATCTATTTAGCCTCATCGAATCCGCGCGAGAGCAGGTAGAGACCGACACCGGCCGGGCGCTGGTCGAGCAAACCTGGGTATTGCAGGGTGACTGCTTCCCTGACGAGATTATCGTACCTAAACCACCGCTGGTATCCGTTACCCATATAAAGTATTTCGATACCGACGGCGCGCCGCAAACGCTGGTCGAAAACACCGATTTTCAAGTCATTACCACCAACTACAACGCCCGCATAAAACCGATGCCCGGCACGTCCTGGCCATCAGTGCAGGCCAACGACTACAACGCCGTAGAGCTTGAATTTGTTTGCGGTTATCTCACTGACGACCAGTCTGGCGGCTTCGCAGGCTATCTGCCGCACCGGGCGCGTAGCGCGATGCTTATATGGGCCGCACACTTGTACGAAAACCGAGAGCACATGCTTATCGGTGTTAATAGCTCAGAGCTGCCTTCTTACCGAAGCATGATCTCTGGGTTGGAAATTATCTCACTTTAAAACCGGGAGCTAAAAATGGCTGGCTTAGTTGACGACACAGTAATGGACGCCGCGCTTAATGATTTAAAAAACAACATCACCGAGCGCTATATTTGCACCGGTACCCCGGCAACGCGAGCGGCGGCCATCACCGCAGCGCTCGCGACCATGACGGGTCTTACCTCGGGCAACTTTACCGGTCCCGCTGCCGGTGACACGAACGGGCGAAAGCTCACCAAAAATTCGGAGACCGGCGACGGCATAGACGCCAGCGGCACCGCAGCCTCTATCTGCTACAGCACCGCCACGCTGCTTAAATGGCGGGTTGACGTGTCGCCTACCCAGGGCCTGACATCCGGTGGCACCGTTGACACCAACGCCCACGATCACGAAATAGCTGACGCAACCTGATAGGGCAACCCCGACAGAGCTAACCTGGAGTGCACCATGCAAGCATTTACCTGTACAGAAGAAACGTTAAAAATCACCCACATCGATACCGGCGATGTTATCCAGTTAATCACTGGCGACACCGTTGACCTGCCAGATATGATGGTGGCCGATATGTGCAGTCTCGGTTGGGGCACTAGCCCAGCCTATGACACCGCCGAGCGAGCCGTTGGCCAAAAAGCGCTAACGCCAGAAAATACCAGCGCGCTGTATCGCAAGCCGCCCTTGCCAAAAGACAAGCCATCGGGCTACCCGGCGCACAGCGCCCGTACTCAAGAAAAAGTGATAGATATACCCCAGGCAGAAAAGCCGCTAGCGGGGCAGTAATACCCAGTGAGCTTATGTGGCACTGGTGACGATCATTGTTGCTGGCTCGGTCGCTCAGGGGAGTGCCCGTATGTGGAGCCGTCACCCGCAAAAGATTTTAACTGGCGCTGTTCTTTGCGCGCCGCCATGCCTTCGTGGGAGGCCGTCCACAAATCCACGGAATACCAGGAGAACGTGAAGCCGCAGTTGTCGGCTATTGGTTACGCAGATATAGATTGCGGTCAATGGCCCCCACCAGGTGTGTCGTGTAATGAATGTGGCGAGAATAAGTAATGGCTGATCTAGGCACGCTTGTCCCGGCCTCACCGTTAGATGCGAGCGACAATAGTCGCTTACAGTTTTCCAACGACACCACTCAAGCATTATCTCGGGCTTTGGATGACAGCCCCGTTGACTTTAGCACAATGGATGCCGCCAGCTGGCAAGTGGAATACCGCCAGCAAGGTCGTTCAGATGACACGCTTGATCTGGGCATCAGGATCGTTAATGGCGGAACCATTCTGGCCGCAGGTTCCTCTGGCGGGGCGTTTCAATCTGTTGCGTCAAATATCACGAATACGACTGATACGACCAGCTCCGTTACAGCGTTTACCTATGTAAATACCACGGCAAATAAATCCACGTGGGACGGCGCGTCGGTCGAGCTACAGCAAACATACTTAAAATCAAAAGGTGGTGACGGTTGCCATGTTGAAGTGGACCACGTTGCGATCACCGGTACGTACTCGGCGGGATCGACCAGCATTACGGCGATTGATTCCGCTCAGGCGCAAGCGAGCGATGTTGCCGCCTTAACTCAGCACTATGTACTCGCGATTAGCGACAGCGCGCAGACGCAAACCAGCGATACCGCTGCGCTTACAGAGCATAACGTTCTGGCAGCGAATGGCAGCGCGCAAGCGCAAGCCAGCGATACGGCTACCGTTACCGAAAAAACCAACATTACGGCGCTTGATTCGGGTCAGTCGCAAGCGAGCGATGTTGCCGCCTTAATCCAACACAATGTGCTCGCGGTTAGCGACAGCGCGCAGACGCAAGCCAGCGATACCACAGAGCTAACAGAGCACAACGTGCTCTCGGTGAGTGACAGCACCCAAGCGCAAGCCAGCGATACAGCAGCACTCACAGAGCACAACGTCCTGGCGTCGAATGACAGCGCTCAAGCGCAAGCCAGTGACAGCGCCACCGTTACCGAAAAAGCCAATCTCGTTGGTCAGGATTCATCGCAAGCGCAAAGCAGTGACACGGCAGCGCTCACTGAACACAATATTCTGGCGAGCAATGATAGCGCTCAAGGGCAATCCAGCGATACGGCTGCGCTCACAGAGCACAACGTGCTCGCGGCTAATGACAGCGCTCAAGTGCAAACCAGCGATACCGCTGCGCTCACAGAACATAACGTGCTGGCAGCCAATGACAGCGCTCAAACGCAAGCGAGCGACACAGCCACAGTTACAGAGATCGTTGGCGCGGCTTCGATTACTGCGCTTGATAGTGCTCAGTCGCAAACGAGCGATACGGCTGCTGTTACAGAGCACAGCGTACTCGCGGCCAATGATAGTGCTCAAGTGCAAACCAGCGGTACCGCTGCGCTCACAGAACATAACGTGCTGGCAGCCAATGACAGCGCTCAAACGCAGGCTAGCGACACAGCCACAGTTACAGAGATCGCTGGCGCGGCTTCGATTACGGCGCTTGATAGTGCGCAGTCGCAAACGAGCGATACGGCTGCGCTCGCAGAGCACAACGTGCTCGCGGCCAACGACAGCGCTCAAGAGCAAATCAGCGATACCGCTGCACTCACAGGGCATAATGTTCTAGCAGCGAATGACAGCGCTCAAGCACAAACCAGCGATACCGCCACCGTTACCGAGATTGCTGGCGCAACTTCAATTACTGCGCTTGATAGCGCTCAGTCGCAAGCCAGTGATACCGCTGCGCTAAACCAGCACAACGTATTATCGATAATTGATAGCTTGCAGGCGCAGGCCAGTGACCAGGTGCCGCTAACCCAGCACCATCAGTTGGCGGCAAATGAAAGCCTGCAAACGCAACACTCTAACGTGGTGTCAATCGGCAACAACACATACATATCAAAGGCGTTTATGCCCGGCGTGCTATCAGATGCGCAACTCAATGGGAGGCTCGCCCCTTGCCAGCTTGGCGGCAGAATATCTGCGGCACGTATTGGATAAACAATGGAACCTATTTATCGGCGCAATGAAAAAGACCTGGTGCTCACGGTCACCGACGGCGCGGGCGGAGTGGTTGACCTCACGGGCTTTACTGCCGCCACGTTTACCTTGGCGCGCAAGCGGGGCGCTGCGGCGCTGGTAACAAAAACACTAGGTAGCGGCGTGGCGATTACCGACGCTACAAACGGCGAAGTCACAATCACACTGTCGGGCGTTGATACTGACCGTATCGGCGATTTCTACTGGGAATGTAAGGTGACCGATGCGGTGGCCAATGACACTACAGTCAACAGCGGTTATCTCACCCTGTTGGATACCACGCAATGAGAGCGGGTGGATTAAAACGCATTGTCCAGGTGCAATCCCAAAGCACAGCAAAGGACGAATTTGGTACACGGGAAGACACCTGGGCAACAGTAAAAACCCTGCGCGCCAGCATTGAGCCTGTATCAGCGAAAGAACAGTTTGCTCGTAGTGGTGAGCACTCCGACATTACCCACCGGGTGCGTTTGCGTTACGACCCCACCTTTACATTAAGCGCTGAGCACCGTCTGGTTCACGAGGGTGTGGTGTTCGATATCGCAGGGCCACCCATCAACACCTTTATGAAAAACCGCGAACTGATTTGCCAGTGCATCGAGCGCTCGCGTGATAGCTGATGGCGGCAAAACTTGAAGGGGCCGACGCGCTCCGTAAGCAACTGCAAGCGCTCAGCGCCAATGCCAGCGGCAAGGTGATCAAACAGGCCGCAGGGTTTGCTATGACGCCCGTGGTAAAAGCAGCCAGGGCCAATGCCCCGCGAGGTGATAGGGCGCACAAAACCTACAAAGGACGAGTGGTCGCGCCGGGTTTTCTTAGTCGCAACATTGTTAAAAAGTCACGGCTCAGTAAAGACAAGGGCAGGGCGCTGGTATTTGTGGGGCCAAAAGCAGAGGCCTATTACGGCACCCAGTTTGTTGAGGTGGGCACTAAAGATATGCCCAAAGACCCCTGGTTAGACCCAGCGTATGAGGCCAATAAAAGCGAGGTGGTTCGCCGTTATAGCGGCCGTCTGAAACATGTAATCGACAAGGTGGCCAGCAAGCAATGATCGAAGAAGCCCTGACCGCCTACCTGACCAGCAATGTTACCGGCTGCCAATTTGAGTGGCTCGATGCAGGGCAGGATGTTACCCCGCCTTTTGCGGTGATTCGTGGTGAAGGTGAAGACCTGATCCGCACCCAGCAAGGCACGGCAGATTTACAGTCGGTAGATATCGCCATCGATATTTATGCAGTAACACCTAAAACAACCATCACCATCGAGCGGCAAATAAAAGCCTTGATGCAAGACTATCGTGGGCCAATGCCTGCTGGTGATGGTGACGAAATCTACATTGACAGCGTTGATTACAGAGGCCGCTTCGGTGGCCGAGAAGGCAGCACCAAACTGGTTTATCAAACCATTAATTTCGACATCTGGTATCGCTAACAGGAGGCAACACCATGACAACTGGCGCATTTAAAGAAGGCTGGGGAATGAGAATTTCCGACGGACAGCCAAGCCCCACATTTAACGAGCTGGAGCAGATCCTTGAGCCGCCCACGATAGGCACCACGGCGGACCTGATCGAAACCACAAATCATCAGTCTAACGGCTACAAAGAGTTTATCGGCGGGTTGAAAGACGGTGATGAATTCACGGTTCAATGTAACCGGGTGCAAACGGCTACCGTGCAAAACCAAGTGCGTACTGCTGCTAAAAACGCAGCTAACGTCGACGCAGAAGTTTACATTAATGACGGTACCACTTTAGAAACGTTCACTGTGACTTTGACGGTTTTGTCTGCCCAGTTATTGCCCGGCACCAGTGAGCAAAACAAAATGGGTTTCGGCTTTAAAATCAGCGGCGAGATCGGTGGTGACTGGTAATGGATTATGAAGACTTAAAAGCCGTCGCCCCATGGCCGGCTGGGGAAGTTGAGTTGCCTAATGGTGAAATGTTGCCAGTGGTGGCGATGGATATCAAAGGGCGTCTTGAGGGTTTGAGTTTCGTTAAAGAAAACCCAGACAACCCTGGGCTGTATTTTGCCTATTGCGCAGCTAACGGCTGTGAAGCTCTGGGTGGTCAAGAGCCGCAGCAAATCGTGGATGAAATAGATCCCAGGGTGGTAGCTGCCATCGGTAACAAAGTGCTGGAGTTATCAGGCCTTGGGGAAGAAGCCAGCGAGGAAGCTGAAAAAAACTCCGAGAGCGGCCCGAGCTAAAATTCGTTTATGACCTGGCGTTAGCCCAGGGTCGCAATGCCTCCGACATTATCACCACCATGCCCAGCCACGAATTTACCTATTGGCTGGCCTATAACCGTATAGACCCTATTGGCAGCATGCGCGAAGACTGGCGCATCGGCCAGCTTACCTGCCTGATGGCAAATAGATATCGTGGCAAAAACAAACCTGCGCGTCCGCTCAGCGAATTTATGTGGCAGGACGTTCGCCAGGCACGCAAATCAAAACTGCTTAACTTCCGCGATTTTCTGCGGGACAAAATCAAACCGAGGAAAAAACCATGACACTGAAAGCGAATGTGCAAGTCCAGGTGGGTGCTGATCTAGTTGGCGCTGCCAGCGTAGGTGAGGCCAGCCACAAAATTGCTAAATCCATCGCCCAATCCTTTGCCGACGGTGCTGGGCTAAATCAGGCGGACCAACTGTATTCGAGCGCTGCACAACTGGCGGCCTCGGCGGTTGACTCGCTAGACCTGACGGGCACCTTAACCAACGACATCGGTCAGGCCGTTGCGCTGGCGAGGGTTAAGGCCATTGTTTTTGAGGCCGCCGTCGGTAACCAGGGCACTATTACCCTGGGCGGTAACGCCAACCCTTTTGCGTCGTTCCTGGGCGGGGGCACAGAGACTATCGTGATTAAACCCGGTGGTGTGCTGGTGTTGGTCGCGCCTGATGCGGGCGGTTACGCGGTCACAGCAGGCACCGGCGATATTCTCGATATCACTAACGACGACGGCGTAAACACCGCTGACTACATCATCACCATCATTGGTGCTGAAAGCTAATGGCACAAGACCTCGCCCGCCTTGTTGTTACCCTTGAGGCGCAAAATGCTAAATACCTGAAAAAACTCGAAACGTCTGAGCGTAAGCTGGGGCGCTTCGAGAAAAAGACCAATAAGTCGCTCGCGGGTATTGAAAAGCGCTGGAAAAAGATGGGCGCCAGCCTCAAGGTGGCGGTAGGTGGCGTTGCGCTCGCTGGGCTCACCAGAAAGATCGTCGCTGCTACCAAAAAGCAGGAGCAGGCGGTCGCGCAGCTCGAAGCGGGCCTGGCTTCAACCGGCGGTGCGGTAGGGCACTCGATCGACGAGCTTAAAGCAAAAGCTGAGGAGCTCCAGAAGTCCACCACGTTTGGCGATGAGGATATTCTCCAGGCACAAGCGCAGTTGCTGACGTTTACAAAAGTCACTGGCGAGGCGTTCGACGAAACCATTGAAGCGGCGCTTAACCTCTCTGCCCGGTTTGGTACTGATTTGAAATCATCGGTTATCCAGCTGGGTAAAGCGATGAATGACCCGTTGACGCAAATGTCGGCACTCAGTCGCTCTGGTGTCACCTTCACAAAAACCCAAACCGATATGGCTAAGGCGCTGGTTAAAAACGGCGACTTACTGGGCGCGCAAAAAATTATTCTCAAAGAGTTAGAGTCTCAGTTTGGTGGCTCGGCAGCCGCAGCCAGGGATACGTTTGGTGGTGCGTTGGAGGGTTTGGGGAATGCTTTTGGTGATTTATTAGAGGCTGACGGCGGCGGTCTGAACGACGCTAAAAAATCAATAGAAGAACTCACAACACTGCTGCAGGACCCAGCCACAAAAGAGGGCGCGAACCAAATAGCATCAGGCATTGCGAAGATGGCGGCGTCGGCAGCCTCGTTTGTCACGCAAGTGCCGGGGCTCCTGGCCTTCTTTCGTGCCGAGATCAACGCGAATTTTTTGGATTTTATAGACCCAGATGATCTGGTGAGACTGGACGATAAGGTAGTTGAGTTAAACAAGGAAATAGCCGAAACAGAGCGCCTGCTTAATAAAGCCACGGCTGCTCAGGCGCAAGGATTTAACCAGTTTGGTGCCATCGATAGTTTTAGTGAAAAACTGAAAGGGTTGCAGGCTGAATCAAAAACCTTTGCTGGGATTCTTGAGCGTGCGCAAGCCAGAGTGGTTGCGGGCGCGCCTGAAGGTGGGGAAGGTGGAGGCTCTAAATCAGGCGGCAAGAAAACACCGGGGTTTACACCTGATATCTCAGGGCTAGATGCGGCGATGAAAAAAGAACAAGCCTATCTAAAAAGCATTATAGCCCGAGGTGAGGCGGTGCGTAATAGCGTGCTGCTGCCAAACGAGCGTTACGCCGAACAAATGAAAGAGCTGAACGGCTTGCTTTCTGAAAGCGTTATTGGCCAGGACACATTCAATCGAAAGCAGGCTGAATACAAAGCTACCCTTGATGAATCCCTGGGCGTGACAGACTTACACCAGGAAGCCTTGCGCATTCTCGCTGAGCAAATGGACCCGCTCGATGCTCAGTTGCAAGCGCTGGCAGATGATCAGTTATTATTAAATAAGGCTTGGCTCGAAGGTCAAATATCTGCCGATCAATTGGCGTTGGGTGTGGCGTCCATCGATCAGAAAATGGTCGAATTGGGGGACGGGGTAGAAGAGGTGGCCAGCGATATGTCCGTTTTCGCAGACCAGGCCGCGCGAAACATGCAGGACTCATTCAGTGATTTCCTGTTTGACCCCTTCGAAGACGGTCTGAGTGGTCTGGCGGATAACTTCGCTAAAACCCTTCAGCGCATGGCGGCTGACGCTGCGTCTGCAAAACTGTTCGAGCAGTTGGGGGTAGAAAACTTCCTGAGTGGTGGCAGTAGTGGCGAGGCGGGCGGTATTGGCAAGGCGCTTGATTTCTTCGGTGGTTTTTTTGCTGAAGGTGGCAGGCCCGACCCTTACAAAGCGTCAATCGTTGGTGAGGCTGGCCCTGAGATGTTTATACCTGACGGTATTAGCGGCCAAATAGTGCCTTACCACGAGCTCATCAGCGGTGGCGGTGGTGGCCGTGAGGTCACGGTCAATCAATCTATTCAAGTGTCCGGCACGCCGGATAACCGCAGCGCTATGCAAATGGCGCAGGAAACGGGCGCGGCCATGCGCCGTGCGCAACGCCTTAGTGGCTAATTCCACAGCTAATCCCGCAGGGCTAATCCCACAAGTTCTTATTTAGGAAAAAAGTGATGGCATTCAACGAGTCCAGGTTGTTGGACAAGGTAGCCTATGGCTCGGATTTTGGTTACGAATACCGCACCCGCGTTAAAAGTCTGCGCTCTGGCCATGAGCGTCGCAATGCCGACTGGGCCCGTGCGCGCGGGCGATACCGGGTGCTGTATAAAAATGTGCAGGAAGTTGATCACGCGCTGGTGATTGCCGCCCACCATGCCTGCATGGGTATGCTCGATGGTTTCCGGCTCAAAGACTGGACAGATTTCACGGCTACCGATGAGCCGCTGGGTACCGGCACCGGTGTGGCTCAGGTTGTTCAGTTAATTAAGACTTATACCTTTGGTTCGCTCACCACCACGCGGGATATTTATAAGCCGGTGGCGGGCGAGGTGACGGTTTTGGTGGACGGCGTACCCGACCCTGGGGCAGTAGTCGATACCGCCACGGGCATCGTGACGCTTACCGCCACCAACGGCGCGGTAATCACTTGGAGCGGTGAGTTTGATACCCCGGTGCGCTTCGATAGTGATCAACTGTCGTTTAGCTCAAACAGTCGCAATGCGGCCGGTTTAATACTAAACGCCGATGTACCGCTCGTAGAGATCCGCGTGTGAGGTTTATTCCGCCCGCTATTCAGACAAAGCTCGATTCTGGTGTTACGACGATGTGCCGCCTGCTAAAAATCACCCTGCAAAACGGCACCATTACCGGTATGGCAACGCTGGATCGAGGCGTGGTTTACCAAACCATTACTTATTCAGCTATCGACGGTTTTGATTCGTCAATTATTGCTAGCGATTCGAGTTTTGGCGTCGATAACGCTGAAGGTTACGGGTTGATATCTGGCTCGCTGCTAGGCATTACCGAGGCCATGGTGAAGCGTGGGGAGTTAGAAGGTGGCGAGTGGGAAATGCTGCTGGTTGACTATAAGGACTTAGCCGCCGGGCATGTAACGCTCGATGCTGGTGATCTTGGCGAAATCCGCCTAGTGGATGGCCAGGTGTTTATGCCTGAGCTACTGAGTTATGCCATGCGCCTGCGGCAAACCATTGGCCATGTCGATAGCCGCACTTGCCGGGCTATTTTTGGTAACCCTGATATCGAAACCCAACTTGGCTGCGGCGTTGATATTTCCGGCTTGTGGGTGGGCGGCACGGTATCGGGTGTTGATACAGAAGAACCCAAGCGGGTGTTTGTGGCGGATGTGTCGCAAGCGCCGCCGGCCCGGCTTGAGTGGCTGACAGGTGACAATGCCTCTGCAAAAATTTATCAAATCGAAGCGGTCGATTCAGGCAGTAACACCAGTGCAATTTTAGAGCCTCTGCCGTTTGTGATTGAGGTCGGCGATACCTTCAGGGTAAGGCCAAACTGCGACCAGACATTAGCGAACTGCCGAGACCTATGGAACAACATGATCAACTTTAAAGGCGAGCCGCTGATACCTGTGGGTGAGGCGAGCGATCTCCCAGGGGCAAACATTGCGTGAGTTTAGTCGGTGGTTCGGAAGCGGGCAGTCAGTTAGATGCCCAGCGTCGTGCTTGCGTGGATGCTGCGCGTGCGCTGGTGGGTACGCCCTGGCGACACAGAGGCAGAAACGAACGCGGTATTGATTGCATCGGCTTGATAGTCGCTGCGCTGCGAGCGGGTGGTTTCCCCGTCAAAGACCGCATTGATTACGGGCGAGAACCCTGGGCAGATGGTTTGCGTAGTGAGCTGGCCTGTCAGTTTGGTGAGCCTTTATTAGAAATTACCTGGCAACCCGGCGACGTAGCTCTGTTTGACCTGCCGGGCAAAGAGCCTTGCCACGTAGGTATTTTGGGCGATTACCGCTTTGGTGGTTTGTCACTAATTCACGCGCACAGCCGTCATAACGTCGCTGAGCACGGGCTTAATGGGGTCTGGCGAAGATTGCTGGTTGAGGTGTACTCGTGTCGTCCGTAGGTCAGGCTGTTGGCGGTGTTGTTGGTGTCGTTGTTGGAGCTATTTATGGCGGGCCTGTGGGTGCGCTCTATGGGTTCCAGATCGGCGCTGGGGTTGGCGGCTACGTTGATCCTGCTCAAACAACGGTCCAAGGCCAGAAAATCGGCGAGCTGGCGGTGCAAACCAGCCGCGAAGGTGTGCCTCGGCCAGTAGTGTTTGGTGCATCGCGACCGATTGGCGGCAACATCATCGCCACTACAGAGCCGAATATTGTGGTTAAGCGGGAAGAATCTGGCGGTAAGGGCGGTGGTGGTAGCACGACGGTCGAGAATGAAGAGGTTTACCGGACCTATGCTATTCGCGTTTGCGAGGGGCCAATCACAGGCTATAAGCGTATATGGCGTAACGGTAAATTAGTTTACGACGCCAAAGCGACAAGCCAGACAGGAATTGACAATAACAACCAGTTTTTGTCCCTCGCTACGCTTTATCTCGGCGCTTACGACCAAATGCCAGACTCTACCCTGCAAGCGGTATTCGGGGTGGACAACGTTGTTGCTCATCGCGGTACCGCTTATATGGTGATTGACAATGAAAACCTCACACAACTGGGTGGGGCGATCCCGCAGTACATGTTTGAAGTTGAGCGTTGTGAAGGTTTTTTCATTACATCGCAACCGTATGCGGTTGAGTTTCGCGATGCCATTGATGTGGCCGCGACAATTAACAATGCGGGATTGTTGTCGCCGCCTCGTGAGCCGATGGATATTTCAGGCTCTATTAATTCTATTGACCTTGTTGTCGCGGTTCTTTATTCGCAGTACGACATGCAACCCGAGCCAATGGATATTTCCGGCTCTGTTAATTCCATTGATCTTGTAGTCACGGTCATTTATTCACAGTACGACATGCAACCCGAGCCAATGGATATTTCCGGCTCTGTTAATTCCATTGATCTTGTAGTCACGGTTGGCTATATCAATTACGACATGCAGCCCGAGCCGATGGATATTTCCGCCTCAATAAATACGATTAGCCTGGTAACAGTATGACAAATAAATTAGCGCTTAAAGCAGCGGTTGAACTAAAGGGCCGTTACAAAATGCGCGTTCACGATGGGCGCGGAAACAACCGAATAGAAACGGGATGGTTTGATAATTTAATTACAGACAACGGGCTTGATTTAATTGGAGAGACTGGCGGGTTCTTGGCTCATTTTTCAGTCGGCTCGGGGTCAACAGCGCCCGCAAACTCAGATACGTCGCTGGTGAGCGAGGTGGCAACCACAGGCACAACGCCGGGCGGTCTCGGAGTTTTCGCAGGTACTGTGAATGCAACTATCGATGCGGGCCTCAGAGAGTGCTCAATTCTTCGTGAGTATGAATTTGGCGAGGGCGTCGCGGCCGGGAATCTGTCAGAGATAGGTATTGGTTGGTATAACACTAATTTGTTTTCGCGGGCGTTGATCTTAGACGGCGTGTTGAGCCCAACTACTATCACTGTTTTATCAAACGAATTTTTAACGGTCACTTATGAGCTGGTAATCAATCAGCCAATGACGGACTTTAGCGCCCTGGTTTCCGCCGACGCAACCGGTACAGCGACTGCAGCCCACACAGGGACACAGCTAACAGATTCTGCTGCGGCATTTCTTACGACGGCAACGGTTGGCGGCACCATTCACAACCTGGCAGATGGGTCTTCTGCCGTTATCACCAGCGTCGATAGCGATTCGCAAATAACACACGGTGCCTTGTCTGGTGGTACCGAGGACGACTGGGACGTATCTGACAGCTACCGCATAAACGGGTGGCAAGTGACGGGCCGAATGATGCGGGCTAACAATTCGTCGTACTGGGGCCTTTACCCTCAAATTTGGATTCCGCAGGATATAAATAGTCCAGTTAATACACGGATTTATGATGGAGTTATAGGGGCTACGGTGGATGATGCTCCCTCGGGCACTTTTTCAAACGTAACGTCAGTGACGAACGACGTTTATATTTCCTCCAGCTATGCGCGGTCTGCTGATCTGTACTGGAATATCAGTGCGAATCACGAAGCGGAATCTATGGCTGTGTTTATGGGAATCGGGTATTTCCAATTTGGGTTTTCGCCGCCAATTCCGAAAGACAACACAAAAACGCTTACGGTTAATCTGCAAATTGCCTGGGCGAGAGAGGGTGAGCTTTAGTGGCGCTGTCTCACAATGAGACCAGCAGTGAGGTCGTATCAGCAGGCTACGCCTATGCGGCATCGCTGTCTGTCAGTGCGCTGGTTGACTATGAAAACGGGGGTATAGCGCTGAATGATGCCTCGCAGGGGCTGCTTTACCAGGTATGGCGGGCTCGTATTTTAGAAAACTTTGAAACAGGGCAAACAGAAATATGGATTGATGCGGAGGCGGTTGACGCGTTTTTATGGCGTGCCGCCGATGATATAACCGAGGTATCTATTGCTTTTGATCAAAACATGCGGCTGCATGTTGCTTGGGTTGAAAATAACGAGTCATTTTTTTACTGGTATGACACCAGCTTAGCTAGCCACGTAACAACGAATTATGGCGGCAGCGTTATCACGCCTCGCATCACCATGGACGACAAGCGACCCCTACAAATACAGCGCAACGATATTGTCCTGGCTTATCTGAAAAACGATAATCTATATTGCCGCTACCAGAGGGACCGCTACACGGTTGAATACCTGCGGGCGTCAACCGTCGGCTCACCTGGGCTGATTAAGATTGGCATGAATAAAGCGCTACGTCTGCAATATATGCTGCGGAATCCGGCATGAGCCTGGGGAATTTTGATATCCCGCTGGCTCTGGCGGGTTATAACGCCAGTATTGGCAGTCGCGCCGAGTGCAATTACACGCTCGCTGGGCTGGTGTCTGAGATATGCGAGCGGGCAGGCATCCCGTTTGATCGTTACGACGTAAGGAAGCTAGACGGTTTTGTTACCGGGTTTCAGTTAACAGCAGCTCAACCTGCTTTTACCCATGTACGCTCGCTGGCGGAGATGTATTTTTTTGACCCATCAAGCGTGGGCGGCAAGCAAGGTTTTGTTCCCCGCGGTGGAGATTCTGTCGCCACTATCTCGCCAGACGACATTATTGGCGACTTAAAAGATGATCAGGAAAAGCGCGACGGTGTGATACCTCGGGTTGTGCACCTTCAATACTATGACCTTGAAGGCCAGTTAGAGCCGGACAAACAAAGCTCCGACCGGTCGATCTATATCCGCGAGCAAAGCGAGATATCGATTGCCACATCGGTGGTTCTGGAGACAGACACGGCCGCACGTATTGCCACTATTGTCCACAAAGTGATGATCGAGGAGCAGCGCGGTGAGATTGAGTTCTCACTCCCGGCTGAATATTTAAAGTTATCCACCGGTGATATTGTCACGCTCAATAACGACCGCCTGCGGATCTCGTCGGTGTCTCTTGATGACGGTATGCAGCACTATAAATGCTCGTTTGATCGGCGCTCTGCGTATTATTCAGACGCGACAGGCTTGGCCCCGGTAAAACCGGCAGAGATAAGCCTGGTGCCGGGCGATACAACGATGGAGTTTATCGATATACCGATTCTGCAATCGGCGGACGATTCCCTCGGTTATTATTTTGCTATAACTGGGGCGAGCGGAGCATGGAAGGGCGCGCAAGTTGAGTTGTCGGTTGATGGCGGCGCGAACTATATCAGCTCAACCATCAGCAATAGCCTGGCAGTTCTAGGTGAGACTACGATCGCGATGGGCAACCATCGGGCGGAGGTGCCGGACTATACCAATTCCGTACAGGTCCAGTTGATTTCTCAGGGAGTATCCCTGGAGCCAGCTACCCTGGCTGAAATGCTAAACCGCAAAAACAGGGCAATCATCGGTAACGAGATTATTTGCTTTAGCGGCGCGACAGAGGTTGGTGATGGGTTGTGGGATCTGTCCGTATTTTTGCGCGGGCGACTGCATACAGCACCAGCGGCTCACGCAATTGGTGAGCGTTTTGTGCTGCTCGAAACGGCCTTTGTGCCTTTTGTCGCCGCTGAGATTTATCAGATCGGTGATGATCTTACGTTCCGGGCGACATCGCTTAACAGCACAACGCAATCCACTATCACAGAAACATTCGGTGCGCTCTCTCAGACAGAGCCGCCTCCGGGCTTTTTGCGGGCGCGGCGAAGTGGTAGCAATATCGTTATCGACTGGATCGGCACTGGTGTAAAAGGCGGCAAGGCCAGCGTTCTCCATAGCGATGCCTTTACCGGCTACCGGGTAACCGTCAACGGGACGCCGACAGATACCACAGCAGAAACGCTCACTGTTGCAGATCCCGGTGGCAGCGTCACTATCCAGGTGCAGCAGCTCAACTCCATTACTGGCCCCGGCCAGATCGCAGCGATTACGATATGACCACTCCAAATAACGCCATCCCTTTAGTTCCAGAGAATACGACAGACCCGGCGGCCGGGCTTAATTTATCCCTCGATACGATAGATGCGCTGCTGCAAACCGCTGTGCTGGCAATTCAAAACGACCCGCCTGGCTCGCCAGCCGATGGCGACCGCTATATCGTTGACGTTGGCACCGGGGCCTGGTTGGGCGAGGATGACCAACTGGCCCGGTATGACGCCACAGGTGCGTTCTGGCAGTTTTTTTCGGCCAACCAGGTGTTGAACCTGGCTGACAGTAAAATCTATATAAATAACAGCGGGTGGTCGGTGGCATCCGGCGGCACTGTTACCGGGATTATTACCCCGGCAGGTACGGCGCATACGGCGGTCAAGGCTAATAATGGAGGGCTGATTATTTTTGATAGTGCGTCGGATTGCACCTTAACGGTGCCGCAAACCAGCACCGAAGCGCTCGATGCCGGGTTTCATGTCCTGGCTTTAAATAAAGGCGGGGGCAACCTCCAGCTTGCTCTTGAGGGCACTGATACGCTCGCTGGGGTCAAATTGTGGGCGGATGCCGCGCAGGCGGTAACCGTCGTTAAAGAAACAGCTGGAAGCCCAAACGCCTGGCGGATGATCGGTAATGGCTGGATACCTGCGGCAGTTGAGGATGATGCGCTAACAGCGCCGCCCGCCACGCCTGCCGTTGGCGCGGTTTTCATTCCAGCGGCCACAGCAACCGGCTCGTGGGCAACGCATGAAAATGAGTTTGCTATTCACCTGGGCAGCGATGCTTACGATTTTGTTGCCCCTTGGCCCGGCGCAATGCTGTACGAAAAAACCAGCGCTATATGGATCGGCTACAACGGCGCAGCCTGGGTAGCTGTATGAGCCTGATTATGGGCGCGCCATCGAGGGCGCGACGTCCTGCGCGGTATGTGGCACCTGCCGTCGTCGACGATATATTAAATAGCGCCCACCCAAACCTCGTGGCCTACTGGACATCAGAAAATATCAGCGGCGGGGTAATGTATGACGAATCTGCTAATGGGTATGATCTAACTGTAGTAGGTGCTGTACAAAAAACCACGAGCTTTGGTAAAGCTCTAGCGTTTAGCGGGTCAGGTAGTTATTGTTCTGTAGCCAGCGGAGTGCTGCCCAATTCTAATTTTTCTGTGTCTTTCTGGCTGAAGGTGAGCGAGTCCGGCGATGAATATACTATATTTAGCCGGGGCCAATACGGGGAATCTGTAGCAACAAACCTGGCTATGCTGCGAATAAAAAGCAGCGATAACATAGAGTTTTTTACTGAAACAGGTGCAGGAACCAACCACGCACACGACCTTGGAGTCCTGCCTGACTTCGATAATTCTCTGCACCACTATGTTCTTAACGTTGGCTCCAGTACGCTGGATTTATGGCAGGACAATACTAAAATTGTTAATGCTTTAAGCATTACAAACTCTGATACAACGGCGGCCAGATTTATTCTTGGAGGTAACGGGTCGGAGGTTACGCCAGTCAATAATCTACTTAACGGAGCGTTAAGTAAGTTTAGGGTGTTTGATAGAGAGCTGACCGATGGGGAAGTGTCCACGCTTTACAATGAGATAACGCCATATAGCGGTATTACCGATGTCGGGCACCCCAGCCTAATAGCATTTTATAATTTTACCAATATTGACGGCCCTCTATTGCTGGACTCCTCTCTTAATCTTCGGGATGGAACAATTACAGGAGCTTCGCAGACATCGCGATCCTGGGGGGATTCGCTAGATTTTGATGGTGCGGGCGATTTTGTGGTGGTGGGTGATAGTGTTATCCCAAACGACAATTTTGCCGTGTCCAAGTGGGTACAGAAGTCATCAGCGCCTACTGCATTAGAGGTTCTTTGGGGTAAAGCTGGCGATGGCGAGACTGTTGTAACAAACTTAAATAGATTCTCGCTACTAGCTAATGACAACTTTGAGTATTTCACAGAAACAGGATCTGGCTCAAATCATGTTTATGATTTAGGGGTTCCAGCAACTTATGATAGTAGCTACCATCATTACGTGTTTAATCTCTCTGCTGGCTCTCTCGATATTTGGGAGGACAATGTGAAAATCCTATCTGGCACTAGTGTTATTGTGTCAGATTCTACGTCTGAAAATTTTGAGATAGGGTCTAACCCATCGAAAACCGCAGGGAGCGACTTGCTAACGGCCTCGCTCGGGCTTGTTCGTGTATTCGATGCGCCTTTATCTGATGCTGAGATCGGTGATTTATACGGGGAAATTACGCCGTAAAAAACCGAGCGGCGACCTCATGTACAGTGTTGATTTGTTTTTTTGGAAAGTTTTTGTCTCGCCCTGCCAGCCGATGATGGATTTTTCGATATATCGATAATCGCTTCCCCCGCCCATTTAAAAACCTGTATAATTCAATCGCTTAAGCACCCCGTTTTATGCATTGTGGGTGAAGAAAAAAAGACCCTATCTAGTTGATTTAAAAGAGAATCTATAGCGGCCTTCTAAGCCGTGGGTCGCAGGTTCGAATCCTGCCGGGCGCGCCATAAGTGCTTGAACCCCCTCTCTTTTTCCGCATGACATTTTCTGTCGCTTCACCCACTTTGCGGATCACTTCACCCACTTTGTGTTTTTAGTGCGATTTTAGCTGCGCCTTTGACTGATCGGATATATGCCGCTGTCTGTTTTTGGGTGGTGTGGCCGAGCATTAATCTGGCGGCTTCGATGCCGTGATCTCTGGCTATGTCGGTGGCGGCTTTTGCGCGTATATCGCGTAGTTGGAATCGTTCGAACGGTAGGTTTTTCTGTTTGGCTTCGGTCTGGGCTTTGTCTCTGGCTTTTTTCCAGGCGGCTTTGAATTTGTTGCCGTTCATTCTGATTCGCTGGCCTTCGTTATCGCTGACGATGTAGAAGGATCTGACTGGGTTGGCTTTTTGTCGGTTGATGAATTCTAGGCGTGCGCCATCGAGGGGGATGCGTTTTTCTTTAAGCCCTTTGCCTTTGGTTTTTTGCAGTTCTATGACGAGTTCATCGTCTTCTATGTGTTGGAACATGGCGGCCTGGGTTTCTGCGGGTCGGTTGGCGAAGATGAGTGTGAATTCAAGCACGTCTTTGACCATTTGACAGCTGTGTTTGAGGGCGAGTTGGTACCAGGTGTCTTCTACGTAGATCTCTCTGGTTTCGTTGATGGTGAGTTGGGCCATGATGCCGAGGCAGGGGTTGGGCGTGTGCATTTTGCCGCGTGCTCTGGCCCAGTTGAATATGACGGATAGGAATTTTAGTTCTTTTTTTGCGCTGACTTGTGAGCTGCGTTCTTCGAAATAGGTGAGCGCCCATTCTGGCTGGAAGTCGTCTATGTTGCAGTGACCAAACACGGTGGACAGGTTTTTCCAGTAGTACTTGCGGTCGCTGATGGTGCGGAGTGAGAGGTTTGATATTTTCCGGTTTTCTGCCCAGGTCATGTAGTCGGTATAGACTGCCGCGATAGTTTCTGGCGGTGGTTTTGCTGTTTCAGCACCGACGATGTTGGCGTATTTTTTAAGGGCTTGCGGGTAGTCTGAGCCGAGGGATATTTCTTTGCGGCCTTCCGATCGTGGGCGGCGGTAGTAGTAGCATTCGCGTTTTTCGCCTTTGGCTGTGACCCATTTTCTGGTGACGAAATTAGAGAGTTTTGGCATCAGGATACCTTTTGAAAATGTGGCATCTTAACATTGGGGTTTTCGGTGTTGTCTAGCCCTGCCCGGTGTACGTGGGTCCAGGTGGTGGTGACGGTTCCTTTTTCGCTTAACCAAAAATAAATCCCGGCCATATTTAGTATGCGGCTTATTCTCTCGACACGGTTATGGGCCCTGGCTTGTACGCCAGTGATTTGGGTGATCTCGTTGTCTGTGAGGGTGTCGTTCATGGCGAGGGTCTGATTTTTAATCCATCCGTCTGTAACTGGGTAGGGCTTTTCTGATGCCGGTCATTACGCGGGTAATACCCATGATGCCCTGGTGTTTTCCGTTGCAGTACACAGAGTAATTGTCAATCCGATTGCCTTCGAGTAATTCAAACCGCGCAACTTCTCCTGTTCCTGGGCGTTTTATGGTGATGAATATGGAGCGGTCGATCTCGTCTGTTCTTGTTGGGTCAGGATTTTCTTCGCGTAAGCGGGCCTTTTTTGCGTTTTCCCGTGTAGACCATAGCTGCTTGTGTTTAGATGTTTGCCTGTAAGTCATTGTTTTATATATGCCGACCTTGTACGGGTCTTATATTCCAGTGTTATTGCTCCACCACCAATGGCGGAGTCATATATGCGCCCGTTTCCGTATTTAACAGAACCAGCACCAGTTCTGGCTTATCGGCCATACGAAAGTCCTGGCCGTCAAACTCAATATCAGAGGTTGCACGCAATAACAAATCACTGTTGCCGGAACTCGCTGGCTCTGGTGCGTAGGCGCAGTCGGCACAAGTAATACGGCGCTTGTCTCCAATGAAGCTCTCCCCACACCCAAGACATTTGCATTCATAATTACCACCAGCCCAGCCTTTAAATGGCTGTCGTTTGTCACATTCAAGGGTTTTCATTCGCTCGTCCTCAAAGTTCTGGGTTAGTTTTCTTCATTTTCAGGCCGTCCAACAACTTTATCCATCCTCGCCTTGTACCTTGTAAATGCTAAATCAATAGCCTTGTGCGCTATGTTAATGTCGTCTATATCTTCAACCCTCACCATCACATCGCAACCATCACCAACAATCCTTACAAATGGCCCGCTTACTAATTCATTGTCATTCATATCTATACTCCATAGCTGGTCGAAAACTAACAAGTCATTCAAAATGGACTGCGAAAAGCGCAGCCCTTTAACATAAAGGTTAAGTGGCTGCATTAGTTAGAAAATACACCGCGCATTTACCCCGGCAGTACGAAACACAATCTTTTTTGTGGTTCCCAACATAGCAGCCGCTATTGTTTCCGCATGTAGCAGCACTACTTTTATAAAACCCATCGCTGGGCATTACTTGATAGCCGAGGTGTGCCACCGGAATTTCATTCCCTCCTGCAATAAATCGCGCCTTGCCTTCTTTCACCCGTACCATATTCATGTCTTCTCCTCCTATACTTAACAATTACAGCCAGCGGATAAACCGCTGCTGATGTGGTTATGGCTCCATACGTCCAAGCGAAAATTTGCCTTTGCACCCGCAGCACTGATACTTAATATCAAGCCCCTCCCATTTTGCAGGCTCGTTTTTCATGCCAAACAAAGCCAGTCCTAACTCATCCTCTGGCAGTGCGTATTCACTTGCTTCGTCGGTGTATGGATATTGGTTCAAGCAAAGCCTTTTCATGCAGTGAGGGCAGTCCGCTCGAACGTCATAGCTAACGTATCCAGTAACAGCCATAACAACAAGGTCAAGGTCAGCCTTCGGCTCGGACTGTGAGCGGCGTCGCTCTTTTTCTTCGTCAGTCATATTCTCGGGCCTCCTTAAAAATAAGGGTATTTCCAGCCATTCGGGGTCGCTCACAGCCGCTTACCTCCGGGTTATGCGCCCTTGGCTTCATAGCGCAGGCGCTCCTTTTCTCCATCGGAAAGCGACATAGTTAAATCGCTGCTCCCATCATCGATCCACACTAGAGGGTTAAGCGCCTTAGCAACAGGTGTTTCCGCTCCAGCAGATTCACCGCAGGCATTCAGTAAATCCATAAACGCCCTAACTTGTTTAATGATCTCTGGCAGCTCAGCGCTCAAGCGCTCCACCTGATCATCACGTAACTTCAGTAAATCTTCAAAGCTGCTTAATTCGTGCTGCCTGTGTTCCATGTCAATCTCCATGTCGCATAACAATTACAGCCATCGGACTCGCTAACGCTCGCCCCTGCTGCTTTGGTTAAACCCCCGCAGGCTGACTCCATTCGCTTAACGTTATCCGCGATAATTCAAATTCATCTTTGATGGCGTTGTGAGTGGCGGTGCTAATCAGGCCCTGGTGGTGTAGTTGCTGGATCATGGGTGCTGTTTGGTTGAGGGTTTCTTTGAGCTGGTTGATTTGGTGTTGCTGCATGCTGGGCGCAGGCGTCGAGTGCTGCGCGTTTTGCGTTTGGGCCGTGAAAGTAGCCGATAAGCATTGCGCCTGTGATGCCGCAGACGGCTTCGCAGGGCTGGGGCTTTGGCGCGCCTTTTGGCGCGGTGGCGCAATGGACGGGTTGGTCTTTGTATTGGCCGATGGTGATCCGGTAGCCGGTGTCGCTCTCTGCGTAGTGGTCATTGATTCGTCTCCATTTCAAATCAGTAGTGATTGCTGTTGGGTGTGTTCTGCAAACACGGTGCCGTCGGCGATGTCTTTTTGGTAACTGTCTGAATGCAGAAAGCAGGCGAGGTATCTTTCCAGGGCGTGTTTTGGGCTGGTGAAATGATCTGCCTCGGCGGCGGTTTGTGCCCAACCGTAAGGTGCGAATTTCAGATAAACGCTGCCCCTATGTGATGTTTTCATTTTGCAGGTATAGGGTTTTTTGTTTTGTTGTTCAGTCATATTGCGGGTCGAGCAGTTGCTTAATAACGGACAGGCCTGTTTCTGATAGCTGGATCACGGTGTACCAGTGGTCGATGTCGGCCTGTGGTGCCGGTATGGCTGTTTTGCGCTGGTCTGCGCGTATGAGCCCGTCTTTTGTCCAGCCTGGTGCCGCGTGGCGGTTGCCTGCGGTGTCTTTCCAGATAATGTGGTTTTGCTCCATAAACTGATGGAGTTTGCGTTGGCTAAGGCCCAGCAGGCTGGCGGCTTCTTTGGTGTCGTACCAACGGCTGGCTTGCTGGGCGGGCTGGGTCATGTTGATGATCCTGCGTTAGCTTATGATTTATTGCTCAGGCGATTAGATCCGGCAGCTCGTTTGCGGGCTGGCGGGGGATGAATCGGACGGGTGCTTCGGCGTGGGTGTTTCGGCGGCGCTGTGAGGTGAGCTTGATGCCCTGTTCCTGTAGCTGCCTGCCGGTGAGTTGGCGGGTTAGTGGGGTGTTAAGCATGCGTATGTTGGTTGTTTGCGTGGTCATGGTGGTGCTCCTGTTTGATGGTTTGCAGTGTGTCGAGGGCGATGGTTTGGCGTTGTCCGTTTTTCATTTCTACCAGGGCGGTGCTGGCGTGTTGCCTGATCAGTTTGCAGGGCACGCCGAGCGGGCTTATCTGGTGGGTGATATGGAAAAAGAAGTCGGCGGTCATGCTGTTGTCTCGATTTGTTGTTTGCTGGGCAGCTCTGGCCAGACGAGCTGGTTGGTGTCTGGGTCCCAGATGATGTGGTTGTCGTTGTTTCGCTTGCCGGTGTTGCGGCGGTTTCGGCGTGAACGGCCGGTGCGGCGGGTGGTGCGTATGAGGTCGTCATTGCCGGTTAAACCTGTGCTGTCTTGCCAGGCCTGGCGCGCGGGTGCCCAGATGGCGAGGGCGAGAAAGATCATGGCGACTTTGCGCAGGTGGCCTTGCTGCCAGAGCAGGCTGATGGCGTGGGGTGTGGTTTCGGCATTGAGTTTGTCTTTGCCGCGCTCGATGTGTTCGTAGGCGGTGCCTCTGGCAATGCGTAGGCAGCGGGCGGCGTCTTTGATGGTTTTGCCCTGGCCGATCAACTCAAAGACGTTTTCTTCGCGCTGAGTGAGGAGGCCTTGGGTGTTGATTTGTGTGTTCATGTTTTAAAATTAATATATAAATAGTAATTAGTCAACTATTTATATAGTTATTTTTCTGTATGGTCCTGTGGCAGTATTGGGAAAAGTTAATTCAGGGAGGGAGTATGGCTTTAGTTAAGTGCGAGGAGTGCGGTAAGGAAGTATCGAAGAATGCGGAAGCTTGCCCTGAGTGCGGGAATCCGATTAAGAAGGTGAAGCAGCCGCGTAAACAGTATGGCTGCGGGGCGCTGCTGGTTGTTTTGTTTGTGGTTTATCTGGTGAGTTCGTCGATTGACTCATACAAGGATACAAAGGCCCGGAGTAAAGCCGCAGAGGTGGCGGTTGTGGCTGCTGCGAAGGCAGAGAAGGCGCGGGCTGAGATGACGGAAGAAGAAAAGTTTGCGCGGATCAGCCAGTTAGAAAGTCAGCTGGCGACAATCCCCGCTGCTGAAGCTCAAGAGAACCTGGATAAATATCGAGAGCTGGTGAAGCTCGACCCGGCAAACCCGCGCTATACCGAGAAGGTTGATTATTATCGAGGAAGGTTGGCTCGGCTAGAAAAAATTAAGGCGCAATTTAGCTCCTGGTCTGGGGCTCATCGCGCATTAGAGAAATATATAAAGAAAAACCTTAAAGATCCGGACAGTTATGAGCATATTGAAACGCGTTACGGTGACCAGGGTGATCACATTAAGGTGTTAATGCAGTATCGGGCCAAAAATAGTTTTGGGGGTTATGCGATAGAAGCAGTCACGGCGCGTTGCACTGTGGATGGTGATTGTACTGTGTTGTAGGGCTGACGATATAAGTAAGCGGGTGGAAAAGGGTGGCGCTGTCAACTCATCAGGTCAAAAATAGTCAGTAGCAAGCGGCGTTTGTCTGTGTTCATTTTGTCGATTTTTCGCTTTAGTACGTCTGCGGGGGCTGTGTCGTTACGCAGCCACCAGTCGGCGCTCATGTTCAGGGTGGTGCAAAGTTTTTGAATTTCTGAGATTCTGGGGCTGGCCTGATTGCGTTCTAGCCTGGCGAGCCGGTGGTGCGGAATACCTGTCGTGTTGGCGAGTTCCTTTTGGGTGAGCTGGTTGCGTTTCCGTGCGTCAGCGAGGCGTTTACCGGGCACCCGTGTCTTTTGGGTAGTGACACATTTTGTTGGTTTTGCTTAGAAAACTAACAATGTCTGCGTTTTGTGTTGCCTGCAATCTGGTGCGGTGGTAAGTCTGGGTGCGGTATACAGGGAGCTTAAACAGATGACAGGGATAGCGTCGTGGAGTGAATTTGATCAGCTTGTTGCTGGTCTTTCGGTAGATGAGAAGCGCGCGTTGCTTGATTATCTGATTTGGTTGAAAGGCTGCCGTGAGCCTGAGGAGCGGTCTCGGCATGTTAGCGGCCAGCCTTTAAGCCTTGAATAAATACGGTTGCCATGGCGACTTCCTCTGCGGTGAGGTCCGCGCATTCTTTAGCGAGCTTTGTGTCTATATCGTAGTGTGCGGGCAGCTCTTTTACACCGGTTGTTTCGTTTGGCGGTATGTTGTTGTGCATGGGTAGAGTTCCTTCGGAGAGCCAGTCTGCGCTCACCTGGAGCGCTTTGGCTAACTCGCCGACATAAACAGACCTTTTTTGATCGCCTCTTTCTATTTGGCTGATGGTTCCCTGTTTGACGCCAGAAGCCTTCTCCAGCTGGTGTTGAGTCCAGTTTTTGGCTTTTCTGGCTTGTCGTAATCTTAGGCTTAAAGTCATGATTCTATTTTAATGCGCTCGTAGTACTTGAACAAACTATATAAATAGTTATTGACAGATATAATAATGGTTATGTAGTATTTTGTGATTGGGGGGTTAGTCATGCCGAAAGAGAATATTGTGGAGTGTGTAAAGCTGGCGGGTAGCCAGGTCGCTCTAGTTGAAAAAATGAAGCCTAATTTGCCGGACCGTTTAGCTAAGCCTTTTAAGCAGGGCCATATTTCGAACTGGATAAACCTTGAAAGAAAGAGTCCTGTGCCGCCTGGTGAGTACGTCGGTGCGATGGTTTTAGCGGTAGGCGGGGTGGTGACAGCCCACGAGCTTCGGCCTGATTTGTACCCTAATACAAACGAAGATGCTGCCTGACTGAATAATCGATACATGCCGCCACTATAAGGGCGGTATTTTTTTGACTGTAACCAGAAAATTCGGGGTTGAAGATGAATAAATCTACTGTTGATGAGACTGACCAACGCAGTGTAAGCGCACTGTTGTGGACGATTTACGGTGGTGGTTTGGTGTTGTTTGTGGTGCTGATACTGGCGCTTTGGCCGGGCGGTGCGTTTGCTTCGGAGGCTGATTATGCCGAGCCCTGGTGTGAGCATATGGGTGGGCAGGCTGAGGTGGTGCTGGCTGACCGGACGCGGGTGGATTGCCTGCTGGCTGAACATGCGGTGGAGGTGGATTACGCCCGTAAGTGGGCGGAGGCGATGGGTCAGGCGCTGCATTATGCGCGCATGACGGGGAAGCTACCGGGGATTTTGTTGATTTTGGAGAAGCCGGACGATGCGCGTTATGTGGCGCGCTTGTATGCGGATGCGGATGCCTATGGGATTGCTTTGTTTATTTGGACAGTTGCTCTCGACCACAAGCAGGGCGGTAGGGCTGAATAATTTTTCGGGCGCTTGCACTCCTTGGCCTGGTGACGGTTCCAGGTGATGCGGGTGATGCCTAGCCGGTCGACCCCGATTGCATATCGTCGGCCGGGATGGTTAAAGCTGGCAGGCGGGTAAGTATAAAACAGCTAATCACTCGAAACCGTTGATTTTAAGGGTAGGGGTTTGACGAGTTGTATAACAAAAATGCAGGGAACAAAAGGATGTTGACTAAACGGGTCACGGAGGGGGCAGAAAAAAGAACGGTTTTTTGGCCTGCGCCATTGCCTAGTACGTTGGAAAAATCAGAGGTGGCTATGGGCCGGATGATTGCTGAAGCCCGGCAGGGTAGTTGTGAGGCTGCGGTGGATCGTGAGCGTCTGGCGAAGATTACAGTGTTGATTGATAAATCTCGGGAGCGGTAAGTGACTAAGGAAGATGATGTGCGTGGGCCTGTTAGAGAGTGTGTTGTGGGGCGGATGCAGTTTGAGCCCGCGCCGCTGGCGGCGGGGTTGGCAGATATTGCCGCCACGCTGGCAGAGCGCGGGGAGCGCTACGGTGAGTACCCTGAGCATGCGCGGATCACCCAGGGGATTAAGCGGGCGATGTGCGATAGCCCCAACTGGGCGGATCTTTCGGACGATAAAAAAGAGTGCCTGGAAATGGTGGCCCACAAGATTGGGCGAATTCTCAATGGCGACCCGGAGTATCGGGATAGCTGGCACGATATTGAGGGTTACGTGCACCTGGTAGTTGAGGAGCTGGTTGCTGAGGAAGCGAGGCAGGCGTTACTTAATGGCTAAAGTCGCGCAAACCTATCTATACCAGCCCCGGTACTTCCCTGCGGTACGTCTGAGTGCGCAGGAGATTGCGGATTATCTGGACCGGAGTAAACAGGCGGTGAATGAGACCTTGCGGATGTTGCCTGAGAGTGAGCCTTTGCGGGCCTGTGATTTGCCACCGTTGCGGAATTTTGCGGGTGAGCTTCAGCCTGATCCGGCGGCCACTCGTGAGTTGGCTCACGCGGGGACGTATTTGGCGTTTGATCGTTGGGGTGAGTTGGTGGGGCGGGCTTTGTGAGCGTGAGTGATGGCGATAATGGCCGAAGAGTCCCTGGGCGGCACTGGTTCTTTAATGACCTGGAGTTGGATGCTATGCGTAGGCTGATGACGGCGGGGCATCCTTATGCCGCGTTGATCTACCAGCTTGAGCTGCGCATCAATATGGATTACGCGACTTATACGGTGGGTATAACCCGGCGACTTTCGGAGCGGGGAATTTTGGAGCTGGTGGAGCGTGACCCTGGCTCGGGTAGTAACTGGGACAAAAAACAGCGTGATCGCCATTGGGTGCAGCGGCAATTTCGGCTGCTGGTCAAGTTCGGTTTGATTGAGAAAATACCGAAAAAGCGGATGTGTTACAGACTGCTTTTGGCCAACGTGGACTTATTCCGTTCTCAGGAGGCGCGCACAAAGTCGGGTGCTAAGGCGCGCACAAAGCCTGTCTTGTCTAAAAATAAAGAAGATCGAGTCGGCTTGCGGGTTGTAGCTGACAATGCCGCCGGAAATCCCGCCGAAAATACACCGGGGCGGGCGCAGGAAAATAGGCCAAACACAGGGGAGGCGCGCACCACATCTGAGAAGATCTTTACAACAACAACACGCGAGGATGATTCGGGTGGTGATGATGTTCAGCCAGGTTTGAGTTTTGAGGATTTGCGGGCGGTGGATATGGCGATGGTGGTGGGTGCTTATCACGATGTTTTGCCTGGGCTGCCGGTGGTGCGGTTTTTTGATAATACGGGTTATCGGCATCTGGTGGCGCGGATCTGGTTTCATCCGGGACCGGATGGTTTGCCGACGGAGGTGCACAAGACTGAGCGCTTTTGGCGGCAGTATTTTACGGCCTGCGGGACGTCTGATTTTTTGATGGGGCGGGTCTTTGACCAGCGGCGCGGTAAGTTCAAGGCGAATTTTAAATATTTACTGGGTGATGATGTGTTTTTGAAGGTTTTGAATGGGGAGTATTCGTGATGGCTGTTGATTCACAGGCAATGATAAAACCGCCACCCTACAGCCTGGAGGCTGAGCAAGCGGTGTTGGGTGGGTTGATGCTGGATTCTGGTGCTTATGCCCTGGTGGTGGATGAGGGTTTGCGGGCTGAGCATTTTTTTGCGCAGGCGCATCAGGATATTTGGCAGGCGATGCAGGCCCAGGCGGCTATCGGTCAGCCGCTGGATATCGTGACGCTTTCGGAGGAGTTGGAGCGCAGCGACAGGCTGGAGGCGATGGGTGGTTTGGAGTATTTGGTAGAGCTGACGCGAAACACGCCCAGCGCCGCGAATGTGGGGGCTTACGCGGGGATTATTTTACGCCGTGCCCATGAGCGGCATTGGATAGCAACTTTGCATGCTGCTGTGGATGGGTTTTATGACTCGACGGTAGCGGATGCGGTGGCGCGGGCGGAGAGTTTGCTGGTGACGCTGGAGGGTCGGCCCAGCGGGATTGGGTTTGAGTCTTTATCGCTGGCGCTGGGGCGGTTTATTGAGCTGAAGGATGACCAGCACCAGAACCCTGGGCTGCGCGGTTTACAGACGGGTTATCACAATATTGACCATCGTTTGAACGGTTTGCAGCCGGGTAATTTGGTGGTGGTGGGTGCTCGACCGGGCATGGGTAAGACGAATTATCTGCTTAATGTTATGCGCCAGGTGGCGCTGCAAAACCATGATTATCAAATTTTGATGTACACGCTGGAGATGAATAACACCGAGCTGGTGCAGCGCCTGGTGGGCGCGCAGGGTGAGGTGAAAGGGGATTTACTGAAAAGCGCGAAGGTGTTTGGTCACGAGGCGAGCTTAAACCGGATGGTGACAGCGATTGGTGAGTTGAAGGATTTGCGTGTGCAGCTGTGTGATGCAGCGAGCCTGACGATAGCGGAGATTGCGGCAATGGCGCGCACAGCGCACCGGCGGGCGGCAGTGGGTTTGGTGTTGGTCGATTACCTAGGCCTAGTGGATGTTGATGGCCGGGTGGATACACAGGCCTTGCGGATTGCGGAGATTACCCGTGGACTCAAGAAGCTAGCCAAGGAGCTGGCTTGCCCGGTGATTATCGCCGCGCAGCTGAGCCGCAAGGTGGAGGAGCGGCGTGATAAGCGCCCGGTGTTGTCTGACCTGCGTGACAGTGGGGCCATTGAGCAGGATGCTGATGTGGTGCAGTTTTTGTATCGCGATGAATATTATTACCCAGACAGCACGAACCACCCAGGGCAGGTGGAGGTGATTACCGCGAAGCTGCGCGATGGCGAGACGGGCACCGATTACCTGGAGTGGCAGGGCCAGTATTACCGGATGAATTCGCAGAGTAGTTTTGACCGGGAGGATGGCCGTGGGGCTGCGGGTGCGGGGGCTTCTGGTGGTGAGGATTGGGGCTATGGGAAGCAAGCATGAACGATGAATATATTGATATACCCCTGTTATTAAGAAGGCCAGAGAATATAACGGAAGATGAAAAGGAACAGCGGCGTGCTTCGTTATGTTCCGATTGTGGGTTTGAAATAAAACCTCCGTATGGGAGGGTGTTTGTTACCGCCGGTGAGAGTAGGTGCGCTAGCTGCCATATTGAATATTGTTGCCAGGCAAGGACAAAACCTTTTCCTGGGCGGGTTCTTTTCGAAACGTCAGGTGCATAACACAGGGATAGCCCGGCCGTGCAGCTACCGGTTGGGCACAGCAGCACCAAAAAAATAACATCCACCAACAGCGAGGCTCCTTATGAAATTCCGCAGTGCAAAGCAGGTTTGGGCAGAGGTATATGAGGGTTTTTATTTGAGTGTGGGTTGGGGTGATATGGGCGCGGGTACTGACCAGGTGGCGCGAACCTATCATTGCCCCTTCTGTCGGCAGTCTGGCTTTATGCGGGCTTTGCCTGCGGGGCAGGGTGTGCTGGTGCTTGGGGTTCGGATGCGGTGGCGCTGTGGGGCTTGCTATGAGTATGCTCAGCGGCCTTTATTGTTGAAGCGCAGGGGTTCGATTACGGCGAGCCAGACGCGGATGGCGCGGGCGGGCGCGGGTGATTATGCGGTGGTGGATGGTTTGCAGGCGGCGCGGGTGATGTCAGCGATTGAGCAGCTGCCGGAGCATTGTTATACCTGGGGTATGTGGGTGTATACGGGTTTGAGCCTGGCGGATCTGGATAAGTATGAGTTGGATGTGTTTGGCCAGCGCCGCCTGGCGATGCTGGGTTGGTTGGCGAGGGAGCTGGATGGTGCGGGTTTGCCGGATGTGGCTGACGATGAGGAAGCTGAGCTGGAGCAGACCTTGTTGTTTGCGGTGCTGGATGATGCGCGCCAGCGGGAGCGCTGCGGTAGGCGTTTGCATAGTAAGACGGATATCGCGAGCGCGTTGGGTGTTGACCGGCGTTGTTTTGATGCGCGCTATAAGTGGGGTAAGCGTTATGCTGCTGCGGTGGTTGCCCTGGAGCGTTTGACGGCTGAGACGCTGGGGCCGGTGAGTGCTGTGGTGGAGGGTTTGCGGCGTGGTGGTTTGGCGGCTTAGGAGTGGTTTTTTATAGCTGTAGGGGCTTGACAGCAATACGACAAAAACATAAGATTTCGCTAAGTTAGGGAAAGTCCACAAGTTTAAAAAATTAGAATAAGGTAACGGCTGTGTAGAATCGAGAGTTAAACAGCGTTGATGTGATGTATAAGGCCCGCCAAGTGCGGGTTTTTTTGTGCCTGAATAAAAACGACCTGCCCCTCTATTGGCCCCGCTTGCGGGTTTTTTTTCAGAATGTAGGACTTCAGTTATGCCTGAGTTTTCGCCAGCGCAGGTGATGGTTTGGCTCCGGCGAATCCTCGGTCATGAGGGCGGCTTTACACTAAACCGTGCTGATGCTGGGAACTGGACGGGCGGTGAGGTTGCTTTGGGTGAGCTGCGTGGTACCCGCTGGGGTATTTCGGCGGCGAGTTATCCGGGTTTGGATATTAGAAATTTAACGGTTGAGGCAGCAGAGGCGATTTATCGCGTTGATTTTGTCCACCCGTTGAGATTGGGTCGATACCGCGACGGAGTGGCGTTCCAGCTGTTTGATTTGGCGGTGAATAGTGGGCCAGGCCGCGCTATTCGCTTATTGCAAAAAGCGCTGGGCGTGCTGGATGACGGCAAGGTTGGGCCGCAAACGTTGGGCGCGCTACGGGCGCGAAGTGAGTCTGATGTGGTGATGCTGGTGCTGGCTGAGCGCTTGGAGTTTATGGCGGGTTTGTCTAACTGGCCTGATTTTGGGCGCGGATGGGCGCGACGCATTGCAGAAAATCTACGCCATGGGGCGATGGATACGGATTGATGATGGGCGGTGTTGATAGCTCTGAATGATAACGAAAAACCACGATTGGTGTGATGGATGAGGACTAATTAGTGCCTGATAACCCTAATAACTGGAATCATTTGGTGCCGCCATGGGCGGGAGGGATGTTGATGGCTGTCGCTATGTCTGCCCTTCGAATTGTGTACGACAAAGAAGAAACGAATTTTATGCGGATAGTGCTTGAGTCACTTATTTGTGGCGGGCTTACTTTGTCGGTTGGCTCGGCGCTTGTGGCTATGGGTTACGGTCCTGGCTGGTATTTGTTTTGCGGTGGGATGATCGGGTTTATGGGTAGTCAGTTTATTCGCGCGTTGGCTAAGAAGGTGCTTAAAAAGAAGGTGGGTGGCTGATAGGTGTTGTTGAGGGATTTAATTGACAGGCGCGGGCGCTGATGTTTCTCACGGCCCTGGAGGATTTTGATTATAGGCCTCATTACATCGGTGGGCATATTGTCCCCGACAATGTTGTTACGCAGTCAATATTGCTCTGGCGACCGCGTGATGAGTATGAGGACGTTATCGTTCCGGCTGGGTTCGTTAATGACCTGGCCTCGTTGCCGTGGTTTAGCCGCGCTTTTCTATCAAAGCTCGGCAAGCACCAGCGTAGCGCTGTCTTGCATGATTGGCTGTACCGGAACCGGGTACACGGCAAATTGTGGGCGGATACTCAGTTCAATCTCGCGATGAAGCAGGACAACGTGCCCGGCTGGCGAAGAAGAACCATTATGATCGGCCTGAAAGCGGGCGGATTTATATCATGGTATCGAGACAGTAAAGTTGAGGTATTAAACGCATGATCAGGCTGAAGCTGTTAGTTGTGCTGTTACTGTTAAGCGGTTGTGCTGATGTCGTGACGGAAGAAGCCGCAGCGGACAATAGTGAGCCCTGGGGTTATACCGCTATGTGCCGTCGCGAACCTGAGCACCCGTTATGTCCGCAATAGAAGACGCTGGGCGTATTCATTATCAGTTGCAGCGGTTATTTACCTGGACTGCGGATGCTGAAACCTATGGCATTCGAGAGCATTGGGATGACCATTACGATGATTTTAAAGCAGGTAAGCCGTTTAAAGATGACTGCGACGGGTTTAGCCTGACGGCGGCGTTGATCGCGAGTAATGACTACCAGATACCGCCCGAGAAGATATCCCTGAATCTGTGTTTAACGGAGGTGGGTATTCGCTTGAAAAATCCTCCAGCCTATGACCACATTGTTTGCGTGGTGGGTGGGTATGTGATCGACAATCGGCTGCGGCGGGTTGTTCAGCAAGGCCAGACTGGGTATTTGTGGGATCGTGCTATGCGGTTGGATGAGGTTGGGGTTTGGCGGTAGTTGTACTGCAGTTGATTGGGTGAGGGATGCCGTTTAAGTCTTCAAAATGGTGTCCTGGATGTAAGGTTGCTCACCGAGGTGGTGAGCAGTGTCTCAGTAAAAAGGGATGGTCGTCCGGTAAAAGCTCAGGTAGTGGTCGCGGGGGAAGGCCTTGGCGTCGTCTCCGCAAGCGGATATTCGAGCGCGATGATTATTTGTGTCAGGAACATCTGCGCCAAGGGGTATTGGTGCCGGTGGAGTTGCACGACGTTAACGCTGGAGTTTGTGATCACATCATCCCGAAATCTGATGGCGGAACAGATGATGACGGCAACCTGGAAACTATCTGTAAGGCCTGCGATAAAGAAAAAACCCAACGAGAGTCACGGAAGGTTAGGTTTGGGTAAGGGGGGTATAAAAACCTCACGGCTTTGGTGCCGGACACCGTCGCCCTAATGA